TAAGGCAAAAGCGAAATGAGAGCATTATCAGTTGGTGTTAGTCCTACAGCGGCAGTAGACACAACAGTCTATACCTGTCCTACTGGCTATTACTCTAAATTTACTGTAATGTATATACACAATACAGGTGGCGCTACCAAGCACATAACTGTGCAATGGTTTGACGCAAGTGCCAACTCTACGCTTGATATATTGACTAACTATAGCTTTACATCAAAAACCTATTTGCAGTTTGATGGCAATGCTTACATTGTTTTAGAAGAAGGCGACAAAATTAAAATAACTACTGAATCGGGAAGCACATTTAGTTTTATAGCCACATTTGAAGAAGAAGGGTTGAGTAGAGCATGACCTACCTTGAACTAATCAATGATGTACTTATCAGATTGCGTGAGACAACAATTTCATCAATCAATGAAACCACTTATTCAACTCTGATTGGCAAGTTTGTCAATGACGCAAAGCGTCAAGTTGAAGATGCCTTTTCATGGAATGTCTTGGGTCAAACCGTTACTGTTTCTACAGTAGCCTCAACTTCATCCTATTCTTTGACAGGTGCAGGACAGAAGTTTCAAGTCATGGATGTTATCAATACCACAAGCAATGTTGGCTTGATAAACATCAGTTTTGTGGACATGAACCGCAAGTTAAACTTTACGCCACTTGTGAACTCTCTCCCCACAGAATTTGCTTTTGATGGCGTTGATGGTAATTACGACACTAAGGTAAATTTATATCCAATACCTGATGGCGTATACACAATCAAGTTTTCCTTAACAGTGCCACAAGCTACTTTGGCATCAGGTTCGACAGTTGTGCTTGTCCCTGATGTTTTGGTGGCTCAGAATGCTTATGCTCGTGCATTGGTAGAGCGTGGCGAGGATGGCGGTCTGTCTTCATCTGAGGCTTATCTGTTGTACAAATCTATGCTCTCTGACCACATTGCTTTAGAAGGCACTCGTTATCCTGAGAATCAGGAGTTTGTAGCAGTATGAGCAAGCAAATAGAAATTGCAAGCATTTCAGCCCCCGGATTTTATGGGTTGAACACTCAAGACTCGCCTCTTGATTTGAATGCTGGCTTTGCTTTAGTTGCGACTAATTGCGTGATTGACCAGTATGGTCGGATTGGTTCACGCAAAGGTTTTTCTAGGCTTAACTCATCTACTGGTAACTTGGGTGCAAACGATGTTACTGTGATGAATGAGTTGGTTCAGGCAGATGGCACTTTGACTGTTTTGTTTGCTGGCAACAACAAGCTGTTTAAACTTGATGGGTCTAATGCTATCGTGGAGTTAACCTATGGGGGCGGTGGTACAGCACCAACCATTACCGCAAGCAATTGGCAAACAGCGTCTTTAAACAACATCACATACTTCTTTCAGTCAGGTTTTAACCCGCTGATCTATGACCCTGCTGTAAGTACAACTACATATCGTAGAGTTTCAGAGAAGTCAGGTTATGTAGGCACTGTGCCTGATGCCAACATTGTGATCTCTGCGTTTGGTAGATTGTGGGCGGCAAACACCACAACCAATAACGCAACAGTATTCTTCTCTGACTTGATTGCTGGTCATGTTTGGTCAACAGGAACATCAGGTTCTTTGAATGTAGACCGTGTTTGGGTCAATGGTGCTGATGAGATCACAGGTCTTGCGGCACATAATGGTTTCTTGTTTATCTTTGGTAAGCGTCAGATTCTGATTTACCAAAATGCCACAACACCAGCATCGATGTCATTGCATGATACTGTTGAGGGTATTGGTTGTATTGCTAGAGACAGTATTCAGACAACTAGCACTGATGTGCTTTTCTTGTCTAACTCTGGTGTTAGATCATTGATGAGGACTATTCAAGAGAAGTCATCTCCTGAGAGAGACTTGTCTAAGAACATCCGCAATGACTTGATGGAGACTGTGGCTGGTGAGACATTGGCTAATATCAAGTCTGTTTATTCAGAGCGTGAAGCCTTTTACTTGTTGACTACACCCAGTACAAAGTCAGTGTTCTGTTTTGACACCAAAGCGTATTTGCAGGATGGTGCGGCAAGGGCTACAACTTGGGACTCTATAGAACCAACATCATTGTTGTCTCGCAGAAACGGTGATTTGTTGGTTGGTAAGAATGGTTATGTAGGCAAGTACGGTACTTTCCAAGACCATGATGCTGAGTACAGGATATTGTACTACACAAACCACTCTGACCTTGGCGATCAAAATGTCACTTCTATTTTGAAGAAGTTGTCTACTGTTGTAATTGGTGGAAGTAATCAAGTAGTTACATTCAAGTGGGGATTTGACTTTAAGACCAACTACTTGTCTGACAGTGCGACTATCCCAACCCAAGGCGAAAGTTTGTATGGTGTTGCAGAGTATGGTGCAAACGCTACTGTCATTGCAGAGTATGTTGATGGTATTGCTTTGCAAACATTGACAGTTTCGGCATCAGGTTCTGGCAAGGTTGTGCAGTCGGGTTATGAGTCAAACATTGATGGGACACCATTGTCATTTCAGAAGATTGAGATTCAATCCAAACAAGGTAGATTAAGTTAAGGACAGATATGACAAATTACACAAAAGCAACCAACTTTGCCACTAAAGATGCTCTGTCTTCTGGTAACCCTTTGAAGATTGTCAAAGGTACTGAGATTGATACTGAGTTCAACAACATTGCTACTGCCATTGCAACCAAGGCAGATTTGGCAAGTCCTACCTTTACTGGTACGCCTACATTGCCAACAGGAACTATTGCTGTTACTCAGTCTAATGGAAGCAATACAACCACTATAGCCACAACTGCTTTTGTTCAAGCGGCAATTGCTTTGCTGTATCCAGTTGGGTCAATCTACACTAATGCAAGCGTCAGCACTAACCCTGCAACCTTGCTTGGTTTTGGCACATGGACTGCGTTTGGTGCTGGTCGTGTCATGGTTGGTTTTGATTCAGGCAATGCACTGTTTGACACTGCTGAAGAAACTGGTGGTAGTGCAGATGCAATTGTGCCAAGCCACACCCACACTGCAACATCAACTGTTACAGACCCAAGTCACAATCACTCATACACACAACCATCCCCCGGTTCATTAGTTGCTAATATTAATGGAACAGGTGCTGGTGCTATATCTGGAACTACAGGTTCTGCATTCACTGGAATTACAGTTGCAACAAGCATTTCTACAGCTGGTGTAAGCGTAACAAATGCTAACTATCAGCCGTACATTACTGTGTATATGTGGAAAAGAACGGTATGAAAAACCCTGAGATGTTGCATCACTTTTCTGATGGGTTGTATGCCAAGCAGTCAAACTTTCCTGCTGGCATGGCTATCTTGAAGCATACGCATGACTTCAGTCATTTGTCGATATTGGCGCATGGCAAGGTTGCTGTATTGCGTGGTACTGAGATTGACATTGTTTCTGCGCCAGCGTGTATTGAGATTGAAGCAGGGGTGACTCATGGAGTCAAAGCGATAACAGATTGTGTTTGGTTTTGTATTCATGCCACAGACGAGAAAGACCCGTCTAAAGTGGATGAAATTTTGATTAAGGGAGATTGATATGCCTATAGCCGGTGCTTTAATTATGGGGGGTGCATCACTGCTTGGCGGTTCGATGCAAAGTAGGTCTGCAAAACAAGCGGCTGAAACATCTGCACGAGCGCAACTTGAGTCTGCACGAATTGCGGCTGAAGCGGCTAAGTTTCGCCCTGTTGGTGTAACTACTCGCTATGGTAGTTCCAACTTTCAGTTCAATCCTCAAGGTTATCTGTCTGGTGCTGGTTATGAGGTTAGCCCTGAATTAAGAGGCTATCAAGATAGATTGATGGGATTGACTGAAAGAGGATTAACTGAAGCTGAAATGGCACAGCAACAGTATGCACCACTTCAACAAGGTGCTCAAGGACTGTTTGGATTGGGTCAGCAGTATCTACAGCAGTCTCCTGAACAAGTTGCGGCTCAATATATGCAACAGCAACAGGATTTGCTTGCGCCTAGTCGTGAGCGTC